ATTTCAGAAGATCTCATTCCCGGGGACCGTCTGATGCTGGCCTGGGTGCATAGACTACTGCGAAAGCCAAAACCGCAAGCACGGCTGATCCGAGCCAAGTACGATGCGGCGCAGACGACTGCGGAGAATCAGCGCCACTGGGCCAATGCTGATGCACTCTCGGCCAACGCAGCCAATAGCGTTGCAGTGCGAGCCACTCTTCGGAATCGCACCCGATATGAAGTGGCGAACAACGCCTATGCGGCTGGCATCGCGCAGACGCTGGCGAACTACACCATCGGCACCGGACCGCGCCTTCAGATGCGCCTGGACAATGAAGTGGCAAACAGGCAGATCGAGCGCTTGTGGACCAAATGGACCAAACAAGTCCGTCTGGCCGAAAAGCTGCGGACCATGCGGATCGCCAGAGCGGTTGACGGAGAAGCATTCGCGCTATTAATCACGAACGAGCGTGTTGGTCCGGTAAGCCTTGATCTGCGCTTGATCGAAGCCGACCAAGTGACCGATCAGACCTTGCTGCCGGAGCAGGAAGTAGATGGCATTATATTCGATTCGGCTGGGAACCCAATTGAGTACCACGTTCTAAAGGATCATCCGGGAGCGCTGCGATGGAATCCGAAGATCGACTTCGAACGTGTGCCGGCCGAATCGATGATACATTGGTTCCGAGCGGATCGTCCGGGCCAGGCCAGGGGGATCCCCGAATTCACCCCGGTGCTTGGCTTATTTGCTCAGCTACGCCGCTATACGATGGCTGTGCTAGGTGCGGCGGAAACGGCGGCATCTTTTGCTGCTGTACTCTATACGGACTTGCCGCCTGCGAATGGAGTGGACGATGCGGAAGCGTGGGAAGAAATCCCACTGGAACGTAGCGGAATGCTTACAGTCCCGGCCGGGTGGAAGGTCGCGCAGTTGCAAGCTGAACAACCGTCCACCACGTACCCGGACTTCGTGCGGCAATTACTCCAGGAGATTGGACGAGCGTTCGGGATGCCGCCGGGGATCGTAATGGGTAACTTCTCGGGTTACAACTACGCCAGCGGACGCCTGGACCTGCAGGTCTTTCTGCGAGCGATTCGCGGGACTCAGGCTGAAATTGAGCGAATCATCCTTGATCGCCTTCTGGAAGCCTGGCTCGATGAAGCGCTTCTCGTGCCTAATCTCCTGCCGGCGAACCTTGGTCCCGTGGACGATCTCCCGCATCAATGGTTCTGGGACGCTGTGCCGCATGTGGACCCGCAAGCCGAAGCCACTGCAGCCGCAACGCTTCTGGCCGTCAACGCTACGACCCTGGCATACGAGTATGGCAAGCTGGGATTCGACTGGGAAGAAGCTCTCCGACAGCGCGCAAAGGAGAAGGCGTTGATGGACGAACTCGGGTTGGACGCAGGCGGATCGCATCCTGGCGCATTTCAGGAAAGCAAAACCGAGCCAGACGGAGAAAATCAAGATGCCACTGCCTGAACCTGCATCTGATGAGACCAGAGACGACTTCGTTCGCCGCTGCATGGCCGATGAGACCATGAACAAAGAGTTCCCGGATCAAGCGCAACGCGCGGCGGTGTGTTATCGCCAGTGGGATGCAGCCAAGGCCAACGCGGCCAGGACGCTGCAACTGCTATGTGAAGCGGGAGACGTGCGAATCGAGGCGCAGGCCGCCGAAGGTCAGGCGTCCCTGCCAAAGGTCAAAATCCTCGTCTACACCGGCGGGCCCCTGCGCCTGCAGGGATGGCGACTCCCGGTCGTAATCGACCTGGCCGGTCTCCAGGTACCGAGCCAAACGCTACCCCTGCGATACAACCACAACCCCGATTCGGGCGTAGGCCACACGGACACGATCCAGGTTTCGCAGAACCAGGTTGTGGCGACTGGGGTGATTTCCCGCGACACGCCGGCGGCCCGTGAGATCATTGCCAGCGCCAGAAACGGTTTCCCGTGGCGTGCTTCGATTGGCGCAACGGTGTTGACTTACGAAATGGTGAAACCGGGCACGCAGGTCCAGGCCAACGGCAAGAGCTTCGACGGACCCCTGTACCTCGTGCGACAGAGCCAACTGGACGAAATCAGTCTTGTGGATTTGGGTGCGGACCGCAACTCGTTCGCGGCAATCGCGGCCCAAGCAAATACTAACCTCCATAAAACGGGAGAGATTAACATGAATGAGGATGAACCCAAACTCGCCCCACCGACCGATGATCTGACCCCGGCGGCGGTAATTGCCCGCGCTAAGCGGGAGCGACAGCGCCTGGATACGATCAAAGCGCTCGTCGAAGAAGCGGCCAGTCGACCGGGCGTGGACATCGAAATCCTGGAGAAGATCGCCGCCCAGGCCGAATCCGAAGGATGGACGCCGGAGCAGGCGGAGCTGGCAATCCTGCGAGCGACTCGACCGCAGCCACCGAAGCTGCGCGCAGATAAGGCTCCGACGCAGGAAGTGCTGGTGGCCGCTTTGTGCCTGGCCGCCGGCGTCAATGACGAACGGCTGGCGAAGGATCGTGACTTTGGTGCGGACGTGGTGGAGCGCGCCTGGCCATTCCGGCGTCTCGGAATGCGCGGCGTGCTGGCAACGGCGCTCAAGGCCCAAGGCTTCGACGCGCCGCACGGCGCCCGGGCCTTCTACGATGCGCTGCGCGAGGCCCAGCACAGTCAGGTGCAGGCGGCTGGATTTTCGAGCATCAACCTACCTGGCATCCTGGGTGCGACGGCCAACAAGCTGCTCTTGGACGCCTTCACCGCCGTCGAAGTCACTTACGAGACCATCGCGGATCAAGCCGACTTTTCCAACTTCCACACCCACACGCTGTATCGGCTCGATCATCTCGGCGAGTTCGCGCAAGTCGCTCCGACAGGTGAACTGAAGCATGGCCAGCTCTCAGAGACCAGCTTCACCAACAAGCTGGACACCTACGGACAGATGCTGACCTTGAGCCGACAAGCCATCGTCAACGACGACCTTGGTGCGTTCCGTAGCCTGACTGCGCAATTGGCTCGCAAGGCTCGGCTCGCCGTCGAGAAGGCGCTGTACCAGAAGGTGATGGAAGCAACTGACAGCTTCTACACTGCGGCCAAAGGGAACAAGCTGACCGCCAACCCGCTCAGCATCGATGGTCTAGGCAAGGCCGAAGCAGCCATGTTCGGGATGGCAGATGCCGGCGGGGATCCGATCTACGCCACGCCTCGGTACCTGCTCGTTCCGCCGCAGTTGAAGCCGCTGGCCGACCAGATCTACGTGAGCACCACGCTGGCCGTGGCCGGCTCGACGGACAAGCAGGTGCCTAGGGACAACCCCTTCCGTGGGCGATTCCCGGTGGTGGTCAGTCCCTATCTGGCCAGTTCGGCGATCCCGGGCTACTCCAGCACGACTTGGTACCTGCTGGCCAACCCGGCTCTGCTGCCAGCCTTCCAGGTCGCCTACTTGGACGGTCGCCGTGCCCCGACCATTGAATCTTCGGACGCCTCGTTTGAGGTGCTCGGACTTTCGATGCGGTGCTACTTTGACTTCGGAACCGCACAACTCGACTATCGCGGCGCCATCAAGAATGTGGCGAGCTAACCCTCACAAACAGGAGACCATGTAATGGCTGAAGCAACCTTCATTCAGGACGGTGACAAAGTGGACTACACCCCCGCGTCCGCCGTGGCTGCGGGGCAAGTGGTCGTTCAAGGTGACCTAGTTGGCGTGGCCGTCCAGGCCATCGACGCCAGCAAGCTCGGCGCGATCGCGGTGAGCGGCGTCTTCGACGTTGTGAAGACCACCGGAGCCATCAGCGCCGGGGCCAAAGTTTACTGGGACGATACCAACAACTACGCAACGACCAGTGCTACCGGCACCGTGTATATGGGCAAGGCGGTCAAAGCGGCTGCGGCTGCCGATACTACGGTGCGAGTGCGATTAAACCAGTGAGGTGAGCCATGGATCTCGTGAAAGAAATCCGCGATGTCATTGCCGAGATCCGCAAGGCCGGCGAGGATGGCAGGGTGACCCTGCGCGAACTCGTGGGAATCATGCGGGAGATCGGGGATTTGCTGGTCTTGCTGGGCCAACTCCTGCCCCCGGCAGTCGAAAAGAAAGACTAGCCCATGCCGAAGTACACGCTGTGGATCCTCGCCGCCCTGGTCGCTGAGCCGAAGATCATCGGCCCGGAGACGGTGCAGCCGGGTGACATGGCGGTCTTCAGAGTGCAGGATGCTCCATCGAATGGCCTCTGGAAGGTATGGCCGAAGGCTGCCGAGGAGAAGTCACTCCCGGTGCTCCTGCCCGGCGGCGGGACGGCGCTGGTATTCGCTAGCCGCACAGAGCAGACCTTTCTGGAGCTGTACGGGTATGCCGAGGGGGATAGGGTGGCGCTCCTCCT